AGAATAACAACCTGTGTTATTTCTTGCCCAGTTCTTTCATGGAACATCTCTGCATATGCAGAACATTGAATATAATAAGATTCGTTCCATTCTTCTTTGCGTTCTTTAGTTGATGTCTTAAAGTCTATTATTGAGGGTACACCTTTATACTCTGCAATACAATCAACTCTACCCGCTACCTTATATTTATCACTATAGAGTCCTGCCTCTTGTGCATAGATGTTATCTATATGACAGAGAGCATAATCCCTTAATTGTGTAAAAAGACAATAAGGTAAGAAATCTGATTTATGTCGTTCAAATTCCGTAGGAAAATTGAATGATTGGTTATTAAGATAGTCCTCACACATATGATGAACTTTGGTTCCCCTTGCAGCTGCTTTTCCAGCTACATAGTTTGCAACATCATCACCTACTCTTTTTCTCCACTCTGTTAGACCTTGTTTATTCTTGACAGATAAAACTGTAGTTATAGAGGGATAAAAGTTACCTTCTGGTGTTTCATATAGACGTACACCATCAGTTGTTGTTGCAGTTATAGTGGGCAACTCCACATTCAAATGATTAAACATATTTTGGGCCTAGACTGAATGATTGGTCTGGTACTTCTATAAGTCTCCCATACGCATCATATGTGATATGGGGAGTCTCTGTTATAGAGATAGTTCTTTCCCACTTCTTTTCAAAACTAATCCTATTTTCATAATATACCGATACAGGATTTATCGGTTCAAGTGGTTCAATCATGGTTTATTAATTTCTCTATGGTTATAAAATATAGAGTTTCGTTTCGCAATCTCTTCAGCTGTTACACGTTTCTCTACTGCATGGTCTGTTACGAGTTTATGGATACCGCCCCAATCTTCATTGCGTTGTTTATCAATAGCATCATAATCCCAGACCTTATCACTTACACGATGGGTCATATGTTTCTCATTCTCTCAACAAGTCTATCAGCTCTATTGGTTACTTGTTTATACCATCTGCTATCTACCATCTCATCGGCAGCTGCGTTCCAATCCTCAGAATCAACACCCCTCTTCATACCCTTAAATTTGGATAATCTTGGATAGCCCAGATTAAACATCATATTTGCAATGATTAGTTGGGCTTCTTCTGGCAAGGAACCAAAGTTGGTATAGAGGGTTTCGCAGTCAGACAATACTGTTTCAATGTCGGATTCAAAGGCTTCAACGACTCTCTCTTCGGATACACTTGTTCCGACTTCTTCACCACTTTCGGGGTCATTGTCCCTAACCAAATGGCCAATGCCGAAAGTAGGATAACCAAGGTGGTCAAGATATATTTCATACTTGCATCCTTCATCCTCTGTTAGTTCTTCTCTTAGTTGTTCAATATTCATTATCTACTCCTATCTTGATTTTGTTAATAAGATAACTTCTAACAAAACCAGAACGCACAATGTCACCTAGAGTGAACTCTGTGCAATTAAACTCTTCCATCTCTTCCAAAATTCTAAGAAAATCATGTAGTCCGTTTTTCTCATTTTGCTTAACCAAGTCTGTTTGGTTAAAATCTCCACAGAATATAATTTTAGAGTCTTGTCCTACCCTAGTAATAATTGTATCCAATTCATGGAAATTAAGATTCTGACATTCATCTACTATAATGATTGAATTGTCAAAAGTCAACCCCCTTAAAAAAGAAGTTGATAAAAAGAATAAACTACCTTGTCCCTTGAGTCGGTCATACAAGGAGTTAAACTGTGCTTCATTGTTCATTTCAAACATAAACCTTACCATGTTCTGGTATGGAACTTGGTATAGTGCAGCTTTATCTTCCTCATCTCCTGGCAAGAATCCAATCTCTCTTGTAGGGATAAGAGAACGAACTAACACTACTCTATCGTAAGGTTTCTTTAAATCAAACACATCTTGTAATGCATTGTACACGGAAATAAAGGTTTTACCTGTACCGGCAGAACCAAATAAGAATTGATTCTTTCCTTTTTTCCAACTCTCAAAAACAGTCTTTTGATTATCACCGATAGGTTTAATCGTAACTAACTGTTGATGATTAATTTCTTTGTTTTTCTTTGAGGCCATATTCTTTCTCTTTCATATTCTTCACACGCTAATTGATAAAAATAGGGGTGAGGGGGGAAAGTCGGGGGCTCCGTTCCCCCCTCTGAGACATAAGCGGAGTGACTTCCCAGCTTGCGTAGATGCTGTGCATCCCTTGCTGAAGTTTGCTTTCTCGCTTGTCCCATATTATTTATCCCTTCGTTCCCTTGATTCCATGTTTTTTTAGGACATTCCTAGTCTTAATCTCTTTATGACTTTTACCATGTCCACCAAATTTGTCTGCAAGAGGTGAGCCAGGATGAGCAGCTGCTATCCTTTGCATATTCTCTTGAAATCCACCATCAGTTTTAGGCCCAACGCCCATAAGATGGTCACCAGCGATAGCGACAGGTTTAGGAACTTGGGTAATTTGTTTGTTTTCTAGAAGAAACTTTTCCTTGTCTGCTATAGACATGAAATCATCCCATTCTATTCCAGAGGATTCATCATAAAATGTGTAAGTAGGCATTATAATTCCATTTCAATTTGTCTGGGGTCTCCACCCAACATTTTCACCTTATATTCAAGGTTGTTTTTTTCATACCCTAAATGTTTGATTCTCATTTGAAGAGTATGTACTACTGTTTGCATTTCTGCAATTTCTTTCTTATATATATCTGTCTCATTCAGAGTAAGATTTTCTGATCTTTCTTGTCTCATTTTCCAGAGCATCCAATCGTAATATCTTGGTGGTTCTGGGTCATTAATGTGTGCCATAGAAACTCCCCCTTCACTAATATATAGGAAGTTAGGAAGTTCACCTGTTATCTCCACTTCCACTAATTTTACCACGATCCATACGAGATTGTAATTTCTCTACATTGGTAAGTGCAATGTCGTTAAGAGATATATTCAGATCAGAGGCAATAGACGCCAAATACCAAAGAACATCCCCCAACTCCTTTTTCAATTCGTCAAGCGATGCACCATCCCTTAAATGTTTCTTAACTTTTTCTGCGACCTCTCCAGATTCCCCACATAAACCTAGTGTTGGATATATGATTGGGTGGTCGTATATTGCAGTTTGTTTTGCCTTTACTTGATACTCATCAAATGTCATTTTACTTCCCATCTATAAAATATGTGGTCTTGAATTTCCACCGTTTTAATCTTGGTCTTTGCCCATGCTGGTGTTACATAATCTGCATGGTAAAACAAAGCACCATCTGTTATATCAATAAAATCAAATTTATTATACACTATAGAAGTGGCTATTGTCAATAACCTTTCGTAAGTTTTTACGTCTTTTGGAACATCGCTCCTACCATCACACCACCACGAAAATTGACACCGATTCTTAATAGGATAAAACACCGCATCAAAAGGAGAGGGTGTTTGTCTGGTCTTCCAAGATTCTCTGGTGGGGCCTTGTTCAACCACCTCACAAATATCATTGGGAAATCTTTTGTCTTTAACTCTGTTAAGAACAACAGAGGATACCGCAAGTAGTCCAGCACTTCCTTGACCTCTTGCCTCATGATACATATTCAATGCAAGACATTGAGCATGTAATTCTTTTTGCAGTCTACCTTCTTCTTTGGTATCTGCATACGCTGGACTCAAAAATAGAAGTCCAGCGACTACAGTTTCAAATAATGTCATGTAATCTCCTTACATATATTTTGACCAAAAGTCGTTCCAACATTCGGACAACTCTGATTCTAAATCATCTGCACTTGATAATGCTAATGCACCACCTACATTCGGTGATTTCATCATCATTTCAACAAATTCAGTGACACATTCACATTCACCGATTTTATCATTAGCTTCTGACCAGAAGTTCTCTTCCATGTCCATTAACCAATCTTTAATCTTACTCATTATACATTCTCCATCATTTCATCATTAACATTACCAGTTTCTTCACACATTCTTACGAACAGTCCTAACTGGCGACCAAACGCATCAATCTCCCAAGGAAAGTCATAGTAGTTCATTTCAGACATATCGTATGTCTTTTTCATCCACCTAACTTTGTTGGGTTCAGCGTATTCATACATTTCATCTCTTACCCACTGTTTCACATGAACCATTTCATGGGCAAGGTTGATTAAAATGTCTCTTAAACTTATGGTAGAATCTAATACGATAGAATAGTCTCTAGGAGATTTCTCCCATTCGTTCCATTCATCCCATATACAAGAACCCTCTATTCCATCTGTTTTTAGTAGAGTTCTATTTAATTCAATTTTTATGGAAAGATTTTTCAACATCCTTTTACCCAGCAATCTCTCTGCATAATTCCATGCAGCTATCTCGCAGAGTTTTCTGACTTTTTTAGTTGAACCAGTGATTTCTAATAACATGACAATCCTTTCCGATTATGCTTAATAATAACACATACAATAAGGTTTGTCAACTAAAAAACGACTAAACAGAACCAACCGGCTCCAAATAGTGTTAACATAAACAGTGTTCCACCAACACCCTCAATGATTTTTTCTTTAGTAGTCATATTTATCTCCTAACCGTAGACGAAACTGAAATAACCCCAACAACCAAATAGGAACAGGGCTGAAATGAAAAGTGTAAAATATCCCATTATTATGCTCCTGTCCATCTAATTTCGTAACCACCATCAAGGACGTTACCTCTTGCGAAGTTTCTAGCAGGAGCAGCGTAACCAGCGGGTTTCAGAATATCACCTTTTTTGAACTTCTTATCACTTTCAGTGTTGACGATAAACGCTTTTACACCACCCTTTTTTGCAAAGACTTTGATGTATTTGGAACCCTTAGAATATGTAAGATTCTCACAATATTCCTTATACATTTTCTCTCTAATGGGGTCATTCGGTTCTCTATCCAATTTATTACCCCATCCAAGGTAATCCTCTTTCATGGCGTTAAGAAAGTCACTAATAGCGAACTCAATGGAATTTCTACCTTTTGCAACATAAATACTCATAATTTTTCTCTCTTTGTTTAACTTACTCTTAGACCATACCATAGGCCTAACAAAGAGTCAACAAGAATCTTCGCTATTATGTCGTTTTTTTCAATTTTAGGTAAAAGTGTTGCAAAAATGTCACACTATTCAGACTTTTCAAAGTCCTCTGCTGGAGCTCCACAAATGGGACAATCTTCTGTAGGTGGTTCACCATCATGAACATAACCGCAATCTGGACATATATAACTAGCCATTGGCAGGGCCCTCAGCTTGATGGTAAACATGTTGATCGTCAAGTTTGTAGTCATCATTCCAATTAAACGCTTCCTTAACTACATTTGCAGATAGACCTTTATACTTCTGGTGTAGTTTCTTATCCTTTGCAGTACAAAGTACCTCTGCTTCACCAGCAGACAAACCTTCCAACAATTGAACAAACATTTGTTCTCTCTTATGTCCTGTTAGGTTGTTTGCACCTTTAATGTAATGGTACAACTTCCTAGCTTCGGAAATCAACATAGTATGTTCTGTACCTTCTGGTGCCTCATTCTTTTCATAAGGCGGTGTTCCTTCGGGTAAATCCCATACAATAACAGGGTCAAATGATGCTTTAATAACCATTCTCAATGAATCGCTATTGTGTTTTCTAAGGATAGATACCTTTTTATCCTTAGTTTTCGCTTTCCCTACTTGATCCAAAATTTCATGGAATAGGGCTACATAATTATCAGGCATTTTAAAATTCTCCTATTGAATCTGTGAGGTCTCTCAACCTCTTTTCTATAAAGTAATTTAGTAGTTTACTACGATCACCTTCTGGCGCATCTTGGTATGCTTTAAGACACGCATGATATAATTCTGACGGACTCTTAGTAAGGTCTATCAAGGTCTCATTTCTTTGATGATTCCTTTCTACTTCTTGTGAAGGAAATCCTTCAAACAAAAACTTCTCAATCTTTTTCTTACCTAATGGCCTCTGTCGGATACCATCGGTAAATGTATGGTCAGGTGACAATACATTAGGGATACCATCACTAGCATCACCTTTAAGGATATGTTCTTTTAAATATTGTACAGGGTCTTCCCCATTAACAAACTTTTTAGTAATAGGACTATATTGGGTTACATTCGTATATTTGTGTAACTGTATAAAATCCTTATCACCAGAGAGTATTAAAGTCTTACCATTATCAAACTCTAACTCTAGACATAGGGCTGCGATAATATCATCTGCTTCTGCACCATGAACTTCTAGGTGTTTATAGGGGAAATAGTCTTTGAGTTCTTGTTTAATATCATTGAGACACTCAAATATTGCATCCCAATCTAGATTGGAACTTTCTCTAGTCTTTTTACGATTACATTTATATTGGGGGTAGTAGTCCCTTCTCCAATAATGTTTAGAATCGTAACATAACACTAATTCTCCAAACTCTTCATTAAATCGTGAGCGATACATTCTCATAGAATTAAGTATCATATGTCTCACCATACCACCGTCTGGTTTTATTGCCTTGTTCATATTCAAGTGCATCATAACACTTGCAAGACTAATCTGGTTCATATCAACTAATATCATTTGTTTTCCTTTGACACATGCATACAATCAAATTGTATTCTGTAGTATCCATTATTTTGGTGTACAGACCAATTCTTTCTACTAATCTTTTCTTCACACACTTCCTGTGTCATTGGGGTATTGTAAACATATTGATTACCTATGTACACCCAATTTCCTGTAACATTTTGACCCCACATAGAGAGGATCATTACAAATTCTTTCATATCATTTCCTAATCGTGGCGTTAAAACTCATCATCCTTCGTTCACCCTTAACACTAAATGGATAAACAAAATGTTTTAACCATGATGGGAATATCAAAAATTTCCCCACCTCTGGTTTGAATTTTACGCTATCGTTTCTAAAATTTTGTGTGTCTCCATATGCGAATTCAATCATACCCTTTGCTGGTGCATGATCGTCTAGGTCATCTAACATACCTTCGGGAACTTTGAGATATATTCCTGCTGAGAAATCAGCGGAATGGTGGTGGATAGGATTAAAATCACCAGCGTATTGACTGACTATCCAACTTTGTGTCAAATGTATATTCCCAACGGTAGGTTTATCTTTACCTATTAAATGAGTATAGACATGTGAACGGTTTTTGTCAAGGTTATATTCCAAATATTTTAGACAACCTTGTTTCATTATATCTTTAAGATAATCACCCTCTTCTTTATCACGAATAGGTAGTTGTATTTCTTTGTTTACCTTACCCACCAATCTATGCGAAAAATCCCATTGTTGACTTTTCTCTTCATCCGAAAGAACTTCATCAGCAATCTTGTTGACAATATCAACAAATTGTTTTGGAACCTCAGTCTCCATAATTGCTGGAGAAAATGGTTCATGAAACTTCGGGTGGATCTTCTTCATCATAATGTAACTCACTTATATACTTAGTCACCGCCAAAAGCCTGTCTTTATCAACATTACTATCTGGATTCTTTGGCAACTCATCCATAGGTTTTGTAATCAACTTAATAAAATCAGACATAGGATGTTGCAATCCTAATTCCCGATAAATTAACCCCTTTACACATTCAATGATAAATCCGACATCCCTAAGAAACTCTTCATCATCTACATTAAATTCATTTTCGTGTAGGATTTGTATTAACTGAACACAAGACTGCTCAGTAATATCCTCTGCATAGGTTTTAAGTTGTAGTCTTTCTCTTTCCTCTTCGCTTGGTAGCTTTACTTTCTTTCCCTTCGGAAGATCCTTCCAAGGGCCTTTTATTATTTGGGCGCTTTTTTCTTCGCTCATTTGAAAGTTCCTTATCCTCGTCAAACATTTCTTGTGTATATGTCCCAATGTCGGGATACCATACCCCAACATCTCTTTTAGGATTTCCATCCTTATCATACGCCATGGCGACACATCTATATTTGACTAGATGATTTTCATGTTCACCATAGAACATAGATACCCAATCACCATTTCGTAAATATGTATTCATATCTCTGATATATGCTTCTGCATTTAATCGTCTAGACCTTGCACCTTTAATATTCTGTCTTTCAGATGCACGTTCAGAAGATACAATATCCCTTTGAGTCTTAATCCACTCTTTAACCTTTTTAGGACTTATTGCATGGTCATCAGGCAAATCCCATAGACTTTCGTGTATACCAGATTTACCATAATTGGGATTTTCCTCTCGTTTCTTTTCTCTTGCAATTGCAAGTCTTTCTGCAGCTGCAGCCTTTTGTTCCTCAGACATAGGTTTTCTTTTTTTCTTAGTCTTTGGTGCCTTCCAATCAGAATTGTCTGTTTGTGCTTTTATCATAATTATATTTATTCCCCTAGTTTAATTAACCACATTACTATACCATTAATAAAAATTGCACAGGCAACCGCATTTATAACAATCAATGCACGATCATTCCATACAATAGCCACCCATAACCAACCAGCAACACCTAGAAATTGTAAGAACATATTCCAAGGATATAAGTCATTCGTTGTAGCAATCATAGCAAAAACAAGAATAACACTAGAAACCCATTTTACATACCAACTAAGTGGATGGTGTTCCTTTAACGGTGTGTGTGTTTTTGTTATATTTTCGTGTTCCTTCAAATCCAAACCCTACTCACTCTCTAGAAACCTTGTTCTCTCTTTCGTTTTTCTAACGCCTTTAACGCTCTTCGTTTACCAGCAGCCTTTTTCCTTCGGACTTTTTCACCTCTGGTTTCATGAAATTCTCTCTTTCGCAGTTCATTAAAAAGTCCCTCATTTTGTAGTTTCTTTTTAAGAACCCTAATTGCTTGGTCTACATTGTTGTTTCTAACATCAACTCGCATTAGTCTTTCATCTCCTTTAATTCCCATTCACCATTAACTTTACAAGCGGTTCCTTCTACTTGTTTATGATCTCCCATAACGGTGACATTGGTTACAAACTCCCTACACAAACCTTGTGTATTAAAAGAAGTCGCATTAACTTGTATGTCCTTTGTAGGACTATTCCATGCTGTTGTTATATAATCACCAGAATTATCTAATGATTGTCGTAATAACATAGTCGCATACATTTGATCTACTTTATCAAACATAGCGCCAACTTCATGTCCAAGGACAAGTCCACCTACAGTAAAGGCTGCTAGTGTCCAAGGGTCTCCCCCTCTACCAGCATAAGACCCAATTCCAGCACCTACAATAGTACCTAACCACGCCTTCTTACCTGTTACAACAGGTTTAGGTGCCCAAACTCCCTTGCCAGGCAAGTAGTAATCCTTTGCCGTGCAACCTGTAAGTTGATTACAACCAAGAGTAGGATTGATACCAGATGGCATCAAACACCCACTCAAACCAAGGGTTGCAACAACTACAGAACTAAGAGCTAGGCTTCTCAACTTTAACCTCACGATTTTTCTTGATTACTTTTTCAATATTAGTCAAAGATTGAGCTTCTTCCTCATCCTTTTTCTTATCAACTTCAGTTTCAAGTTCCTTCCACGCTTCGGTAGAACGGAGTCGTGAGTAAACCATACGATCCTTACGCAATCGGTTCATAATGATTTTCCATGCGTTCTTGTTATTATATTCTAACAAGACAAATGCACGATATTGGGTGCCACTTGGAAACACATCAATCTTGGTGGGATTATACCCAGCAACATCAACCGAAGCAATAACATTCTTAGAGACTTTCTCAATCTCTGTAAGAACAGATGCATCAATATCATTAGAACCAATCTTTGCAATAAATTGCTTAGTCATTGAATCTAACTTACCATTAATCCGATCTGCAAGAACAGTTTTACCATTCAGAACAGCAATATCAACTGCTAATTGCAAGTCTGGTGCAGTCGCAGTTCCAGTGGTATAGATAGAGTCCTTCTTAGTAGGTAACTCTTTATACCATTTTGGAATAGTATCCACTTCCGCCTTCACCTTTTCAGTCTTATACTTAATATAAGGTGATTTTACAAAGGATTCCGGCTGTTTAGTACCACATGCACTTAACCCTAGTGCCAGCATAGAAACCCCAACGAGTAGTTTTTTGTCCATTATTTAATCTCCTTCAAATGATCAACTACAATATCCCTAGCTCCACTGTCTAGAAATGCACTTTTGACCCAAGGTACAATGTCTGGATAAAACACCGTTAACAGCACCCCAAGTCCAATTCCAATCAAAATTTTCAATTTAACCTCTTGAATGGAAAAGGTTATTAAATTGACCAATACTATTTCTATGAGAAATTTGTTCCTTAGTCAATTTCTTTTCCACTTTCTTATCGGGTTTGTTTAAATCATCCCCGATTTTCTGTATGTCCTTACCGACACCAGAAATGGTATTACCACATCCAGATAATGCAATCATGGCTGCAATTGCAGCTATTCCTACAAACCAAAGGGTCTTTTCACTTTTATTCATCACAACTTAACATCCTTACTCTTTGTTTACCAAAGTCTTTCATAGTAACATTCATGTATATAAATTTACACGATTGTTTGGGTTTTGTCAAGGAACATTTCAGATTCTTTTCCGATTTCAACATAATCGGAACTTTATCGTTCATAACCTTGACCTTTGCACGATGTTCTGCATTATTGCAGGCATCATTCTCTGTCATGTCTGGGCCAAAGGTATACTGTCCCACAGAAGGATACCATTTACCTTTAACTTTTGCACGAATATTCACGATACATTTTCTAGTATCGTCTATGTAAGGAAAAACTGATTTTTTCATTACCTTCACTGATTCAATACGTCCTTGGAAGGTAATTTTGTCATTATTACTGTAATCACATGGGGCATCTGCAATTGCAGATGTAGTAGCAAATAGACTCAATAATGCAATATTAAATATCTTTGATTGCATCTCTCATGACTTTTGCACGAATTTCGGAAATTTTGATGATCTCTTTTTCACCTTCTTTATCGGTACGAGTTTCAATATAACCCTCTCGTTCCAATCTATCTAGTGTTTTTTCAATAGCATCAGATACTATACCCAGCGGGCTAAAATACTTACCAGCATAGAAAGCTGCTAGTAAAGAACCTGTTGCGATTATAGTGTGAAGTGTTGCGTCCATATCAAACCTATTTATTCATTTAACTCAATCATATATACATTATTACATATTAAAAGGGGTTTGTCAACCCCTTTTTTTTAGAATCTTGATAAAAATCTTGCAATATGGTGTACAAATGGTAATAGGGACACTGCCATAAGCATATTAACCCCTGTATGTGCCATTGCAATCCTTAACGTATCACCTTTCGGCATACCATCAGATACAAAAAAACCGGCTAACCATATGGTGCCAGTTGTTCCGATATTTGCTCCTAATACACACGCTATTGCGGCTGGTAGGGGTACTGC